TTCAAACAGTTTTCCGGATCCAGCAAAGCCTTCCATAGTTTCCGCAACCCTGTTATCAACAGCTTGACGGGTAGCAGGACTAATGATTTTACTACGCTCACTATCCCTAGTACGATCTTCCGCGCTCCAAACTCCATAGTATATCCTTTCATATTCGTCCCACTTCTCTTCATAGTTAGTATCTCTCCAATCTCTCCACCTGTCACAGTGTTCAACTACAAAAGATACTAGCTCCTTATCACTCTGAGTTACTTCTTCTTCCTCAGAGTTGAATTCTGTGTCCATATATTGTTCAGCCATATTTAATATCCCGATATAATGTCTAGTGGTTCGTAATCATCTTCGTAATCTTCAAAGTATACTGCTGCATTAGCAATACTGGCAATCAAACTAACAGAATCAACCATGTCATCATGCACACCAGTGGTAGGAAAGTTAAGTAACTCGTCTTTAAACTCTCTAACCCAATCACCGTCACACAATTCTACTTGCTTATGCTCGAATCTACCCTGTAATGCACCTACAACCCTGTCTATCTTGCTCTTATTGCCTAGTTTTATCTCTTCTATGCGTGGGTATACGTTCTGTTTTAACATCATCTCTGTTAAATAAGGCAGCAATGCTCTCATTAAAGAACCTTTTTCTATTCCAATTACTTGAATGTCGTATAATTGGACATGCTTTAGGATTCTCTCGCATACTTCCTTGATATCCCACCTTCCTGCATCAACCTTATCTACCCACCATTTGTTATCATCACCTACTTTAACAATAGCTATAGACGTTTGGTCTAAGTATTTCTTTTTATTACTGGCTTGTTTAGATACATTCTCGAAACCTGCCAGATCCACAGACATATAATAAGTGCCATGCTCAGGTTCATCGTCTTTGTCCTTTATTATCACCCAGTCTTCTTTGAATATGTCTGACTGTGGTGCTTCAAAACTAGCCATGAACTCTTGTCTAAACGCAAAAGTAGACATTGTACTCTTTGCTACATTTATTTCTTCTTCATCTAGCAGTGGGTTATCAAAGCTAGTGAAGTGCCAGGACTTCCAATCCTTAGTCTCTGGCTTATTACTCCTACCCATATTGTATATATCGTAGAAGTGATTACGTCCCTTCGGTGTACCAATAAAAATACAGTGACCCTTCAAGTCAGCTAACGCTGGTCTAAGAATCTGTTCAAACACTGTAGGTTTAATATCTGCATACTCATCGAGTACAACAAACTTTAAAGCTACACCTCGCATTGTCTCTGGTCTATCAGCACCCTTCAAGGATATAACAGAACCATTAATCAATGTGACCTGCATATTGTTTATGTGACTACTGGCTATAACCGGATGACCTAACTCCAGTAGCTGTTGCCACATAATGTCCCTAGCCTGTTGCTGCGTAGGGGCTATATACCACACCTGACCCTTCTTAGCTTCTAGCGCAGATACTATTAGTCTCCACGCTGCTAACATACTCTTACCTGTTCTACGACCTGCAGCTATGACCTTGAACCTAGAGTCATCAGACCAGACCTCCTGTTGCCAGGGTAATAATTTAATCTTCAGGTCTGACATCTACAGTCTCGTATTCTACATCAGTTACTTCTTCATCAATGACTTCAGCTTTAGCATCACCAACCATTGATATCTGTATGTTCACGTTACCTCTACCTGCATCCCTACCCTTTTCAAAATAGGACATAGGTAACACACGGTCAATACACATCTTAAGACAAGCAACCTGATCTTTATCTTCGTCATCAAGTGCTTTCTTGATAATGGTATTTATTACTGTCTCACCGCTTGTTGCTAATAGCCTTGCATGAAACTCTTTAATCCTAGCCGTTTCTCCTGGAGGACGACCAACCTTATTTCGTTTCTTTTTTGCTTCAACTTCAGTCTTTCGAGGTCTACCTCTACCGCGTTTTTTAGGCTGAGGATCTTCAAGGGACATAAAAGTTTATCCTTTCAGGTCTATTAGTAACTATTAAAACTATACAGTATTAAGTTGTTTGTATTAAATTATTATGATTATGGATCAAGAATGTTTTTCTCTTTACTCTGTATAGTAGAAATACTATAGCATATTTTTAGTCTTTTGTCAAGCATTATTTATCTTTACAGGACTACTTTATTTAGTTCTAAATGGACGCTTTCTAGTTTTTATTATAATCGTTTGTTTCTAAATGTCTTTTTTCTACATAGTTACTCTTTAATTTATGCAGAATTATGCCTATTTTAGCTCTTTTTGTATCTGTTAAGGTGTCTATCGTATATCGGTATTGTTGTTGGCACTCCCCCCGTGTCTTTACAGGTCTTATATAAGACATAAGAGTACTCTTGTATAAGACTACTCAGCTATAAGAGTTACTGTCGAGGCTAAAAGTGTGTGCCGCTTCAGTACCCTTTAGCGATGAATAAATAGTCTAGGGAGTGGCGATAAAAAACAGAGAGGGGATACCTTTATATATATAAGCGCTAGGAAGTTATGACAAAGTTATGACATTTGATAATTATTTTAGTCCAGGCTATTGACTCACGTTTTTTTAGTCTTTAATGTTTAGGTCGTAACATTTAATTACCACTAACTAAGGGAGTAGCATAATGAAATTAGAAGATTTTTGGAATATAGAAAATTCGTACGGTTTACTACCCGAACTAAAAGAGGCGCTTAAAACTAATAATATTAAATACATTATGAACAGATTCAAAGTACACGGCAGAGAGCACGATTTCGAATCTACAGAAAATTTAGTTTTAGTTTTAAAATATTTAGTTAAAAAAGGGAAGGTAGCGTAATGATTCGATTATCTAAAGCCTCAAAAATGCCATGCCGATCTTGGAGTCTAGAAGCATTAACTACTTGTCCGGCTTCTAAAAAGTCTAACGGCGAATTAGTCGACGCTTGTAAAGGATGTTACGCCACTACGGGTAATTACAGATTTCCGAATGTTAAAGCACCACGCCTAGAGAATCAAAAGGATTGGAAGCGCGCGGAATGGGTCGAGGATATGATCCAACAGTTAGACAATGATAGATATTTTCGCTGGTTTGATTCCGGCGATATGTATTCCTTGCGTTTAGCTGTAAAAATCTATGAAGTAATGAAGCGTACACCATGGGTTAAGCATTGGATACCAACACGAATGCACAAATTCGCTAAGTTTAAGACGATCATTGAGCACATGAAGGCATTGCCAAACGTATCAGTTAGGCTATCGAGCGATAGCGTCACGGGCGAATTTGAAGCTCACCACGGAAGCACAATCATTCCCGAAGGTAGCACCATCCCCGAAGGTGTGTCGGCTTGTCATGCTTACGATAACGCGGGTAAGTGTGGGACTTGTCGCAAGTGCTGGGATAAATCTATTCCGGTTATCGGATACATTGCACACGGCAAGAAAATGGAAAAAGTAATTAACATAGTGAAAGGGTAAACAATGGCGTATTACATACGGGATAAATTCGGATACGACGAAAACGGATTAAAAGAATGGATTCATGATCCACGGACGGGCGATATGTTTACTAGATGCGATTATTGCGGAAAGTTACATGACGAAATGGACTTAAAAGAATTAGTTTTTAACGTCACCATTGCAAGCGAAGAATCAAAAATATATAAATTAATTTGTAAATCATGTGAGGGTAAATTATGAGGCTTGATATTCCCGATATCTTTTTACTTTTATTCCTTGGGACCTTGGCGGTAATCACTCCGCCACTTCTAAGTTTTTTCTATATTGTTTTTGGTGGTATTGTTTTCACAACAAGGGGCAGACAATGAAAACTTATAAGGTGTGCGTATCTGCTGAGTACGAGAAATTTATTCAAGCGAAGGACCGTGATAAAGCGTTAGATATAGCGGAGGTTGACGGCTTCAGTGACTGGGGGCGTTTTCACAAAAGTATTGAGGCGTTCGAGATACAAAACGATGAAGCAATCGAGCGAGCAGAAGCGCGTACAATTGAAGAGATAGTTGACCCGTTTGTTAGGCAAGCGAACGGGGATTATCTGTTCACTGATGAAGCGCAGGACGTTTTTAATAATTACCTTGAAGAGGAATTGAGCAAATGAAAGATAACCTATTAATGATCTTAGCACTAGTCGTATTGGCTTCAATCCATATTGGGATTATGGTTTGGATGTGGAGTCATGCTATCTGATATCGAGCGTCAAGAAAGGCGTGAACAGTTGATGAAGAAACACCGTAAAAAGCGCGGGGGATTTGTTTACAATAATTCGGGGAGGTTGCGGACCTTGTGTGATTTGTATAGGATTGATCCTGCACTAGATTTATTTTTATTTAAACCAAAGAAAGGAAAGTAAAATGACATTGTTAGATCAATTCCCAAAGCACGGCTCACCTAAAGATCGAGGGAGTGCTGACGCTTACTATTGGAGACCGGCTAACCCGCACTACTACCCTGACGGTACGGGTAGAGGGATCAGGATTGAGGAAGCTGACATGACACCTGACGAGATAGCAGAATATCACGAAGGTTATGACAACGAGACTGAAAGAAAGGACTGGGGATAATGATTAAAGACTTAGAGAAAACCAAGCAATCTTTAATCGATTTGTTGTCGCAGGGTATCAACCCGTTTGGTAAGCCTGACCCTGACTGTAACAAGTGTGAGTTGGTTGAAGGTGATGAATATTCTGAGGTTTATTATTGTTCATGCGCGGAGGGTAAACAATGAGTAATCAATACAACGACGCAAGGCTAGATCAAATCACAGATGACGTGCTGTCCATGAGCTATGGTGAGGTGTGTCAGTACCTCGGACAGTACCGTAGTCTAAGTCAAGACGATGCTTACGATCAGTTGATTGTTCTGCGTTATGAGGACGATCAATACTGGGCGAACGAATGAGGTGCGAGAGCTGTGACGGGTTGTTATCAGACTATGAGGCAACTCGTAAGAATTTACGTTTAGAATTCGTCGGTTTGTGCAACGATTGTTTGTCGAGTAGTGATCTTGACGATGTGTTCATGCTCGATAGACCCGATTTAAAGCACGCTGACGACGATTTAACCCACTCTGACGGGTTACCCTACCCTGATGACATTACAACGAAACCTGGAGGCTCTGATGAACTCTGAGAGGGATACTGAGACAGTATACGAAGTGTTTAGGGACGGTAGACCTAAGTACCGGTTGCTCTGGACTAACAACATTAAGCATTTTTACATTAACGACGAAGAGGTTTCCGAGGAAGCATGGAC